ATAACCGGCGCAAAACAAATAACGGCTGAAGGCGCAACAAATCGCCATTTTTTTAAAATCTGCTTTTTAAACTTTTTGCACTCCAAATTTAATACTTTTTTCGATTATTTCTATAAAATGAAGGGAAAATTTGAGAGATTCTTACTATGACATTTTGTCAGAGTAGAGCCATAATTTGCCAAAATCATTCAGCAAAATATGGCTCTGATTAAAAAATATTATTAAAACATTTTTATTGTTATTGGTAAAAAATCTATATATGGATCTATAGGACTCGTATCTTCTAAGTGGAAGGATAGACTATATATATTTGCATCTTCGCGAACACCTATCACCCAAACAGGACCGCCATCGGTCATAAAGCTAAATAATATCGGTAACGTATTTACAGGATAAGTTCCAGAGCTTAATGTTCCTCTATAATATCCGACCGATATTCTATTCCAACTAATAGTAGCTATATTATTTTTAATTACATAAAACTCAAAAGCGACACTCCCCTGTATATTCGCAATCGCTACATATTCCATGTAACCTAATATCGCTTCGCTTCCTGGCTCGGCGGAGCTTAAGATTTTCTCGCCTCCGAGAGTATCTACTATTAATATATCGCCGGGCTGGAAGCTATCCCATTGGTTATAATCATTGCCATTGGGAATGCCATCATAAGGAGTCTGGACATCCGATTTCAAATTCAGCACACCCGCGAATATAGTTATCGAATTATTAGTATCCGAAGTATCAATTGAAACTATATCATAATGATATTTTTTCGGTTCGAAGGAATCCATATCGGTGGGCAAGAGGTGAACGATGATGTGAGTCGTATCATCCGAATAAGAAGCTTCTAATTGAGTAGCATCGCCACCAGCGAGGGCATTACCCTTTTGAACCAAGCGAGGCGAACTCAACTCAAAATCTTCTTTAATGACGAAACGCAAACGCTTATTAGTTACATCGCCATTAGTGTAGTAGAAACTGAAATCTGTTTTATCGCCGCGATAATATATTTCATTCTGGCGAGTCTGAGCATTCCCGATGCCACTTAATAATATCAATAGAAATAAAAACTTTTTCATTTATTACTCTCTATTACAATTGTTAATTCCTAATTCATAATTCGTAATTAATACTTCCAATTTCTTTAACCGCTCTTCTAACTCGGCGATATAAATATGAGCGACCTCCAGCTCCTCGAGTATTCCGAGTGTGCCATTCGCTTTAACACCGGGCAATTTACCATCGCTCCACATCGCTTCGCTATGCTCGGATATAGGAAGCAATTCGTAGTCATCGCTAAAAACATAATCCGCTTTCACGAATGAAGCATTCACCCACGCTTTACTCGCGTATACACTATCGACCCAATCCTCGCAAGCCATAGTATTGACCTTTTGGGCGAACAATGAACTCGCTAATAAAACAAAAACTAAAATTAATTTTTTGAACATTTGAACCTCCATATTTTTTAATTTGCTATTCGCTTTTCGCTTTTCGCTTTTCGCTATCGGCTTTTTGTTTGCTAATGGCTAATGGCGAAGGGCTAACGGCTGTTTTATAATTCCCTTCCAAAAATACTTTTACATTTAAATTTAAAATCGCTGCGTAATACATACCATCACCATAATTATAACCATAACCTTGCTCTTCAATTGTTGCAAACCTTATAACTATTATATATAATAAAGTAAATATCTTTTTCATTCATTCCTAATTCATAATTCCTAATTGTTTCTACGGTTTTGTTGTACTAGTCGTCAAATTACCACCCGCTGCTACCCATACATAATAAAGCACTCCGTTGGGGTTACGCGTAAATATTCCTGTTATATCGGGGTCGGTCACGCCACGGAAGAAACCAGCATCTACACCAGCTGCCCATTCAACTGTTAATTTCTCGGATGGAGTTGCTGTTCCTATGCCTACATCACCATTACTTAATATTCTTATTCTTTGATTTCCTGTACCATCAGCTATAATTACATTGTTACTCAAACTCGCAGATAAACCTGTAACATTTGCACCAATAATTGTGTTATTGTTACCTGTGGTTATACCATTGCCTGCTCTATAGCCAATAAAAGTATTTCCTAAACCAATAGTATTAGTATAACCTGTTTCATAACCAAAAAATGAATTAGCAATTCCTGTAGTATTAGAAAACCCAGTAGTATTACCAAAAAAGGAATTACTTCCTCCTGTAGTATTATAACCCGTTTGATGTCCAAAAAATGAATTACCATTTGTTGCTGTACTAGAAAATCCTGCTTGATAACCAAAAAAAGAATTAATAGCACCATCAATATTAGAATAACCTGCTTGATAACCAATAAAAGTATTAGCATAACCTATTGTATTATTAAGACCTGTCTGATAACCTAAAAATGAATTATATAATCCTGATATATTATTAATTCCTACTTGATAACCAATAAGAGTATTACTATAACCTGTTGTAGTACTAGCTCCCGCTTGATGACCAATAAAAGTATTAGCATAACCTGTTGTAATTAAATATCCTGCGGATAAACCCATAGCAATATTATAATATGCTTCTGAATCTACTGTATGAGTAAGGCTCCCTCCTCCATCACCAATATAGATAGTTCCTGTAATACCATCTTCAGCATCTGCATTATATACTGTTTGTTGTCCATCTATCCCTATTTTACCATTAATATCTAATTTATAATTTGGCGTACTTGTTCCTATTCCAACATTCCCACCGTTATAATAGACATCGCTTCCGTTCAATGACCATAGCCCTTCCTTAAAAGGAGTTCCACTTTTCCTTAAAGTGCCGGTGAAGTTTATATCGCCTAATACATCTAGTTTATACGAAGGGGAGACACCGATGCCTAGACCTGTGGCGCTTAATCGCATTCTTTCGGTACCTTGAATAGACCAAAGGAAAATATCTGAAGGATGGTAATATTCGAATATCCCGGCATTAGCATTCTCGGGGTCGCTGTAATAGATTCTATTGCCTACTGTATTCGGACTCTTAAATTGCAGACCCGTATAATTGCTATTCTCAATTATAGTATGTGAGTATGTAGCAGTAGGCGCACCCGAAGTGCCATAATAAACATGTAATTTAGCGAGTGGCGTATTCGTTCCAATCCCAACGTTGCCGGTATTATAAAAGATATTACTACCGAGCGTTTGCCATTGAGCGCCAAGAATATTTAACTCGCTGCGATGGGCTAATAATGAGTCATAATTTCTTCGCCAGAATTGGTCGACTCGGTCCCAATTCCAGTTGAGTGAGTCAGCGATGCCAGTCGCATTAGATGGATACTTCTTTAAGCTTAGATTCGCCGTATAACCGCTGGCGGGTGTTTGGGCGTAGAGCCCACTAAAAAACATAAGCATCATAATGCTTACAAAAATTAACTTCTTCATAATTTTTCTTCTCCTATAAAATTTAACATTTAACATTTAACTTTTAACTATTATAATTTACATTGGGATTCTTCACTCGCTAAGTTTACCCTTGAGCAAAGCGAAGGGCTCGTTCAGAATGACAATGCCAGAAAATTCGTAATTCATAATTCATAATTCGTAATTGATAATTTACCTTCTATATTCTCCATAACCATAATCTTCGCCATAACCCTTCACCGTATCCGAAGGGGACGATGACAAATCTATATTAGTTTTTCTTTCGACTCCTTCCAATTGGATGACTACGAATCTATGCCCTTGATGAAATTGTCGCTGTTGCCATTGAAGCACCCAATCGTCTGGAAAGTTCACCGCATAATTCACATTGATATTATCCCTTCTAGGATAGAAGAGCATATCGCCTTGATTAGTATTGAGTAAAACTTCGATGGCTTCCATACTTTCTTTAGAAAAATATCTTCCGTAGTCTAGCGTAGCGAAATAATAATAACCTCGCCGAGTCTTTTTTATCCTACCATCAATATATAATTTTTTTGAAAATTGGTCAAGCGAAATCGCTTCGATTAAAGCTTGGCAATAAGGTAAGTCAACCACGGCGCCGAGGAATGAAATTTGTTTGCCCACTCCGGGCAGACCGCCAATCCATTGGTCGATAATAACTACTTTGGTACCCGGATTATAACTCAAGCCCTTAGCGATGGTAATCGCGTTAGTGGCGGTGTAGGTTCTAATTAATTTATTCACGATAATATTCGTAGAGCCACCGGTAGTTAGCGTAACGGTCGTAGCCGTAGCATCGGCGACAATATCGTTGAATGTTATAACATTACTCGCCACTATGCGTGGCTTACCGGTTCCGTGTATTACTTCCATATTATTCGCTTTGTCATTCCCGCAATCCTTAAGCGGGAATCTATTTTAAATTTAATAATTAATATTCAAAAGTTGCTATAGTTTTTTCATTAATAAAATCTATCTCCGTATCGAAAATATTAAATATATGCTCGCCATAGGAAGCTCTAAAAGGTGCATTGAAGATACCATCCAGCGTAACTTTTTGTTCACGAAATCTTCGCAATAAGAAATCATAATTATCGAGGACGTAATCTGTAAAATATATATAAACTTTTTGAGCATTAGCGGGTGGAACTTCATCTGCATCTATTACATAATCCGATAAATTAGCAGTCATTTTTACCTGTAATGCATTATTAATAGACATAGCTTCATTTAATCTATTTTCGCCTTCGATTTCTATAAGATATTTCAAAGGGTCTTGCGGTGAAGTTAACGGTGGTCCATAGAATAAACCTGTCTGTCCACCACCAAGAACAACGGGAGTTAAAAGCCAAGATGAATCTGTAGCTTCTATACCTATTTTTGAAGTGATAAAAAGCAATGGATTACTCGGCGTAACTCCCACATTTATATCGTCGAACTTAAAAAATAATCCACTATAAGCATAACGATAAGTTATTGGTAATTCTTCATCTAGAATATAATCTTCTAGCGCAACTAAATTTAATCCTAACGAACTTAAAAAATTAAAATCGCGATTAATAAATAATATTTTTTCAGTGCGATAATCTTGAAAAAATATACACCCAGTTATTTTAGCAAATTCTTTCAATAAAAAATTATACGAATCGTCTCGCTCATTATCCTCGGCAAAAGAAATATAACGATTACTATCCGTATCAGTCGTATAACCCCGTTGCCCATAATTACGAACTTTAGCGATGGGACGTTTTTCTGTTATAGGACCATATCTATTGGGATCATATTTGTGGGTAAAATTACTAGTATTACGATAATTAATTATTATATCGTTTTCGTCAAATCCGATATCTTGTAACATTGTTTTTACTAGGTCGTAGATAGGATGTCTCTCTAATGGATTAAAACGAGCAGTTCCTGTTCTTCCACCACGATAACGAGCATCGCCGACATCAAAACCAGGTAAATAATATAATTGTGTGATATCGAAACGACTTAGATATCTACTTATAGATGCTTCGTTGCCTAGTGCTTTTATTTCAATATCTTTTAAACGAAAATCGACAGGGACGGCATTCTTATCTATATATCCTTTAAACATCCGCTGTGAGTCTACGAATAGTTCTACTTTGCCTTCACTCCCCAGACTATAAGGTTGATTATTTAGAAATATATCTTGAAAATTTGAAGCATTATCCAAAGTAAATGTTAACTCTGATGAAATGGGATTATTCTCTGTTAACTCTATTTGATTTTTGAGAATAAAATCTCTATCCTCACGAATATGAGAAGTATAATTTACATCGTCTATAAGAAGTTGCAAATTAATCATCGTCTACGCCCCTGCATATCTGATACAGCTTTCCTAACTATTTTTTGACCATCTATAATATTTTCAAAAACAAATACGGGCTTGAGTATAGGCGTATTACCCGCATTCCCCACCCCAGCCCCGACAATTTGCGCCGCCGAGGGAGCTTTATTTAAACCCGCAGGTCCAGCTGGCGATGATGTTCCACCGCCTCCGCCATCACCACCTCCTGCAGCACCAGCTGCACCAGCCGCGGCACCAGCAATAGTACCCGCACCAGGGAATAGTGCATTAAGTGCAAATGTAATCGCTTTTAGAATAAGCATCTTAACAATCAATCTGCCGATATCTTCTATTAATGAATCTACTGCAAACTTACCCGTAAAAGCAAAATTAGTGAATTCATCCCCCACCTCTTGCAAGATGCTCTGAACCGTTTTCATCCTTAATTCTAAATCCGATGTATCGACTTTAGCTTCGGTCGCTTTTTCTTTTTCTTCGGGAGGACGTTCAAGAGGTTTTATTCTTTCTATTTTCGCTATCGCATCTAGTCTGCGAAATTCGAATGCTTCTAACTCTTTTACAATTTTTAATTGACTTGCATATTCTTTTTGTTGGGTCTCGAGCAATGCGACGATAACTTCTAGCGTTTGCTTGCGTTGTATATCGGTATCGCCTAGACTTTTTATTTCATCTTTTATCTTTTGAATTTTCCCGGCTATTTCGATTTCTCTTATATTGAAACCGAGCCCTTCTAATGGCGAACTGACTTTTAAAAAATCCCTCGCAGCATCAGTTAACCTTTCTAGCTCGGTGCGCTGCTGTTTAGTTTTTTCTGTATTCGCATCTATAACATCTCCTTCACTTTTCAATAATTCGAATAATTCATTTCGTAATTCTAAATTAAATTTTTGTGTTTCAAAATAATTCTGTGCAGCTTCATATTTTTGTTTCTCCAGATCTAAATTTTCAAGTTCTTTCTTACCTATATCTGTTAACTTATCGAAGCTCAATTCTAATTGTCGGACAAATATTGTTTGGTCCTGTTTGATTTTAAGCTCTTCATATTTCTTTATAAGCGGGTCTAATTTTTCGGGTAAAATTTCAATTCGCAAATTTTTAAATGGGTCTTTAATTTTAATCAGATTTTCAAGACTACTCTTAATAGAGTCTAATGATGTCGCAAATTCCTCGTTTTCATCGGCACTATCCTTACTTGCAGTTGTGAAAAGATTTATAGCGACAGTTGCAAGACTAATAAGCGTCAATATTCCGTTCGGTCCCATGAATGATTGTCCCAGCACTTTTAATTTAGAACCGAATGTTCCCGTCTCAGTTTGAATGCTTGAGAACGACCTTATAAGCGGCTCGATACTATTCGTTATATTTCCGAAGCCGTTCGGAACATCTCGTACAACGGCATTCATACTTTTAATGGCACTATCTACATTATGACTCTGGTCTTTAACCTTTCCTAATTCCTTGCCACTCTCCCCACTTTCAGCACCCATCTTATTGAGTGCATTTTGCAGACTTTTAGCACCCGTAGCGGTCTTATTCATCTGGTCGGTGAATGCTTTAGCGCTAGCCGTAGAGCTGACAAGCTTCGGCTCGAAAGTTTTCGTATCGAGTTCGAATGTTATTGTTAATTTTTTATCTGCCATAAATAGTCAATTATGAATTACGAATCTTACAATTACGAATTATATTATATCCTAATTCATAATTCCTAATTCGTAATTATTTATTTTCTTTTCGCGATTACCTTCGCCGCTTTTTCCGAGACCCATCTACTAAATTTATTTAATTGTAAATGAAGTATTAATTTATCTAAAGGCATATTTTCGATTCTCTCCACATCGTGAATAGATTCAGCAGCTGCATGAGTTAGGAAATCTAGTTCGTATTTCTTGCCATGCTTCCCTTCTAATGCACTGGCATAAGAGCTATAGATATCGTCATCCTCACATTCCCAATCTTCGAAATCGCGGGCTACGTTAAAAGCAGCCCGGCACTGGCTAAAAAATCCGTTAGACCTTTAAATATTTCTTTCAGATTAGCATCGAGTGCTTCCTCTGGCGATATACCCTTATCAAATAATATCGCTGTTAATTTAGAGCATTCATCGGGATTAGTGATAACCTTATTCCATGATGCACCGAGCTTCCCTTGCTCTTCCCAATCCAAGCCGAACTCTTTAAGCTCTTTAATCTTGGCTATGGTCGGCGCTACACCTACACGATGCACATCATCGAGTAATTGATATTTCTTTTGCATATTTTGATTTGACATATTGCACCCCTGTTTTTAATTATGAATGAATAATTAGGAATTACGAATTAATATTTCATAATTCATAATTCCTAATTGGTAATTGTTTAGACCGCTGTTTCTTCTATCCAAAAAAACTTCTCTGCTGGAATAGTAATATCAGCCAAAGTCTTTTTAATTGCTGGTAGACTTGCATTCAATTGCACGATAGCAGATTCGTTCGATTGCATCGTAATCGTAGTTGGAAGTTCTTTAACACCAGATTCTAACTCTATTCGTGCCTGGATAGTTGCGATGCCGATAAATATTTCCTGATATTTTTTTCCAATTACACCCTGATAATGATATACTGCCCAATATTTCTCACGAACACCTTCTTTCAAGAAATCCAAGGTTGCCTTATCTGACTGCATAAAAGTTACTTCGTATTTCGGAATTCTTTCTAGTGGTTTCGTTATCACGCCTTTGCCTGTTTCATCGGGGATAGATTCCTCCTCCGTAACATCTACTAATCTACTTACTTTAATATAACCGAGGTCCGTATAAGTATCGGGAGTCGGTGAGAGGTCGCTTCCATCAGAATTAACTTCTTTGGCGAATAATTTTCCACCCGCCCATTTCTCGATAGCATTCCTATCTCTAACTGTTCCTGCACCCATTTTAATGCTCCATATATAATTTTAAAATTCGTAATTCATAATTCGTAATTCGTAATTGTTTTATAGAGTCGTGTCATCCATCCCTTGCCAAACTTTTTGAACCCGCGTCTGCTTTCATAATATTTTGCTAGTGCCATAATAAATTCGGAATATAAACTGAACGGGTAACAATTAACCGCGTGTAGAGTAATAGTACCGAATATCCCATCCTCGCGAACATTGACGATGCGTTGAAGAATCTTTATTGCCCGCTTCTTACCGATGTTCACACTAACATCGAATAGACGAATAGCTAATTTGGGATGAATGATTTCTTCGTATAATTTATTCCAAAACTTTTTATAATAAAATTCCTTAGCGATTTCAATCGCTTTGACTAATAAATTTTTCCGATAAAATTTATAAACACGATAAAACCAGATAGGATGATAAAATACCGTGATGCCATAAATAGTTTGCCCGCCTCTATCGTTTGGATCATTCGAATAGCTACCTTCATTCCCGAGCATAAATTCGAAAGCACTCTTAAATAATTTATCATTCATAATTCACCATTCATATTTTTTTCTGCCAATAGCGAAAAGCGAATAACGAAAAGCCAATAATACCAATGATTACGAACCATTTTATATCGTCGATAAAACTTTTTTTCTCTATATATTTTGTATTGATGACTGTATCACGGTCGATAATTTCCTTCGGTTTAGTTTTAATTTCAAACTCTAATTTTCTTTTAAGTCCGTTGAATTTTAGCCATAAATCAGCATTTTTTTTCTTGAGCGATAAATTAATATTAGCATAACGTTCGACGATTGCAGCAGTATCGCAATTAGGATTAGGTGAGAAATATAATTGCTCGAGATAATCTACAGCATTGCCGGAAGTATCTATATATTGAGTAATAAGAATAGTATCGGCTGGCACCTTATGAATTTCATCCTCGATAATTCTTTCGTTCAGCTCCACCGACCCGCAACATCCAACTAATAACAATGCTAACATTATTATTGTCATCCTATATCTTAATTCGTAATTCATAATTCCTAATTCGTAATTATTTTTTATATTTTTCGATAATCTTTTTTATCCCTGCCGGATAGACCGCACCGAGTACGAATAATATTTCCACGGCATAATAATACCAAGGAATTTCGAGCTCCATCCATACTAGCAAGAACATTCCGATGAAGCCGATAAAAGCGACTAGCAGACAAATAAATCTTATCAATTTATTTAAGTCTTTATTACCATCCCCATTTTCAAAATATCCGTGTGCCATACTTTTAACCTTTAACTTTTAACTTTTAACTCATAATAATTTTATTAATTTTTGAATCGCCCCGAGAATAAAATCGATGCTCACAGAACTACCGAGTAACAAAAAGAATAATGCAAAGCCGATAAATAATTTCTTGCGTCTTTTAAGTAATTGCCAGAACTTATTCATATCGCGAATTATAGCGATGTCGTTCCATATTTGCGTTACTGCCTTGCCAATCTCGACTTCTCTATTGTTACCATTAGTCACGGTCGTCTTCATCTTCTTTTCGAGACATTCAATTTTCTTTAATATTTCTTTTTGCGTTACTGCCATATTCGTAATTCATAATTCCTAATTCATAATTATTATTTCACTCTCCACACCGTGCCATTCCACACTAGCCCTTTGGCTTCGCCAGTAGCTAGCGTCAACGTAGCGGTGGGACTAACATTCCCGAGCGTCTCGGAGCCATCGGCAGCAATAATTATATTACCCGCACTGGCATTGATGATAGTATATTCCTTATTACCACTTCCTGCTGGGAGGAATAAAGTATCGCCGGAATTTGTGAGCTCTATCGTGTAGTCGTCATTCAAAGCATTATAATTTGTTCCGCTAATTGTATATTTTGCCTCGATGCTTCCGTTCACATCGAGAGTCGAATTCGGTAATGTGTCGTTGATGCCTATTTTATTATTGCAAGCATCTAGAGTTAGCATTCTCCTTGTCCACGCTCCACCAGGCAAGCTTGCACCATTATAATTAGAAAGAATCATCTTGCATCTATCGGAAGTATCTTTTGCTTCAAATATCCATCTATTTGATAATGCGGCTATATTACTGCCGTGATATAAGCCCAATTGAACCGGATAATTAAAACTACCGGCGATTATATTCATACTACCAGCACGCTCGAAATCATAATTGTAAGCAGTAACTTCACTTTCGGCGAACCATTCCCATGCTTTACCACCGAAGAAATTCGGGATAAAAAATAATTCCAAATCTTGATTTGTCCCCGCATTACCTTTAAGTATAGATTGAGACTCATTTTTTCCACTACCAATTTGGAGTGCATCCTTCCATCTAATATCCACAGTATACTCGGGATTTTCGGTACCTATTCCTACTTCACCATCAGAATTAATCATAAATACATTAAATCCAGAATTATAAAAATTCAAGAAATCATCCGATGTACTATGTCCAATCGTCAAGCGACCGGTAGAACTATCGCTGCCAATTTGTAAATCATTCTCGCCTAGCAGATAGATATTCTTATCAAAATTAACCGAAGAACCATTAGCAGTTATAGTATCAGCAATAAGATAAGGTGTAATTATTTTAGTAGCTCCCAATAATCCACTAAAACCTTGAGCGACTGTATCGCCGTTCTGGTCGATGACATATCTTGTTATGGAGGCATAGAGAGAACTATCGGCGGTAATAGTACCGACTAGAATAATTCTTAAAGCTTCGGGTGTTTTTTCGAAGATGCGTTGCCAGAATTGTGTTTCACGGAATAAAGAAGAATCCTTATCTATGTTTGAAGTATCGGCACCGCCTACTATTACTGCTCGGATGCCTTCGGATGTTCCTTCGAATATCCGTTGCCAAAATTGGACAGCGCTAACTAGGGATAAATCCTTATCAGAATTTTGAGCAAAAATATTTCCGATACAAATAAAAAATATTAATATTATTTTTTTTGCTTTCAACTTTTAACCTTTAACTTTTAACTCAATAAAAAAAAGGCGGAGCCGTCACCCCCGCCAGTATTATTTAAAGACGGCGAGGCAGCGGGGAGTGCTGTTATTCCTTTTTTGCTTCGAGCTTAAAATAAAAATTTGTATCCGTTGCCTTTGCATTAGCCGCGCCTCCGTAAATCATTAATCTTAATTTGTCCGGTCTGATGCTCAGAGTATCGGCGATATAATTCTGAGTTTCGGTACTATCGTTTGTTACGATAGTGAATAAATCAGTCCATAAATCGCTTCCGGCATCTTGCATATTGCTATATTGCAATACTGCACTAATCTTAGCCGAGTCACTTTCCGAAGCCATTCGCTTATAAGTTACAAGCTCGTCGTTATAACCGAACATATTAAATGAATTTGAGTATAGCGTATCGGTCGAATTAATTTCGCCATTGCAACTGAATATTAATTTATTCCGATTGCTCGAAGTATTAAATTTCCCCTGCTCATCCCATGCGGTTTGAGCAAATTGCAACGCTACCATTAAAAAGAACAACGCTATTGCTATGAACAAAAGATTAAACCTTTTCATTTCACACCCATATTTTTTTTATCATTTGTTTTTAATTCTGACTTCTGACTTCCGTCTTCTGTCTTCGCTTCTGCCTTCGCTTCTGTCTTAGCTTCGGCATCCACTTTACTTTCTTTTACAGCGATTACCTTTAATTTCAAAAGTTCGTCCGCTGTTTCCTTTTTCGCTTTTGAAAAATCTACTTCCGAACCTGGCAAATATTTCTTGCCATCGAAAGTCAAGGGTCTTAATACATCGAATTTCATTTGATACCTCCTTATTTTTTATCCCCTAAACTCCCCTCTCTTTTTAAGAGAGGGGTCGGGGGTGAGTTATTTATTTCCTAATTCGTAATTCATAATTCCTAATTAACTAACTAGGCTACTGCATTTTTAAGAATGAAACCAAGGTCATTAGCGGTTATCAATGGCTTAACATTATGACCAGTTTTAATTTCTACTGCTCCGCGTAATCCAATCGATTCATCGAATCTAGTTCTACTTTCTCGCTCACCGAATGAAGCAGTATAACCGTAAGTGATTCCGCCTTGTGTATCTGCCAATTGATTTTGATGGAATAATACCAAATCTTTTCCCCAAACTCTAGCCAAGACAGGCGATTGACCTTTCTTCGCAATATTATACCATCCAACGCCGATGATTAATTCTTCTAGTTCGAACAAATCGGCGACTGCTTGACGTGAAACTAATCCCGTATCGCCAGCGGTTGCATTGATTGCTTTAACTATTGCCGGATGACCTCGCAATTTAGACCATACGGCTTGACCCATCACAGCTTTATTTCCTCTCATCACCATCGTATCTAGCGCCTCTTGGATTGTGCCAATCGGATCTGAATTGACATAATCAGAAAATTGGTCGCCACCAGCCAAGGTATTCTGATATGCTGCGTCATAATTGTTCAAATCCTGGACTAAATTAGCGACACGTCTTTCATGGTCTAATAGAACTAGATCTATTAAACGCTCAGCCGCTCTTCCTTCAGGGTCATAATTATCGGGTGCATTATCGATGTCTTCTTGTGGAATAACATCTTTTAATCCATAAGGCATCGTTGAAGCTTCCACGCGTGTAGCGGATACTTCTATTAAATTCGGTGAACTCTTTCTTCCTACCTTCGTATCGGGTATTGTGAATGCTTCCCCTTTGTCGAGCTTCATATATCGGAATATCTGAGAGCCGACATTTACAATAGGAAGTACCATATCCGCGACTAATTGCGGATTCCGATAAGCGATAACAATCGCAGTCGTATGCTCATCCAATGGGAAGGGAGCGATATCGCCGGGCTTGGAATTTAATATCCGGCGCAAATCAAATTTTTCCTTAAACATTTTTATTCTCCTAAATTTTCGGTTACATTAATTATCGGCATCCAACTAATTAATTTATTTCTGATGCCTTCCAGCTCCTCCTCGTAACCGCCTCCTTCAGGGTCTAACAAACGCTCCCCAGTCCAGTATAACGCATGACTGCCTTCGTTGTTTTTATTCTTGATTATCACCAAGGCATTAGTGCCTTGAATTTCATTTTGACAAAGAACTTTTTTATTCGTAATATCTAGTTCATTAAACAAAGAACCGCAATAATAATTTCTTTCTAACCCGAGCTTCACAAGATCTAAAACTGAAAACTCATCGTATCTTGCTTCGATTAATTCGATATTAATTCCGAATGCCCACGAAGCCACTACTTTCAAACATCTCTTTTCAATCAATTCGTAATTCACAATTCATAATTCATAATTGATTAGATGATTCCCGGCGAAATATTCACACTTCCAATATCGCCAAGCACACCGCTCACCATCGCTATACCTACTACTCTGTTATTTGTAGTAGTAGTCGCGATAGCTTTTCCGTTAGCATCCGAAGTCAAAAGGTCTCCTCTGGTAACAACGCCACCATACTCGATCTCTACCGGACCGACAAGATGAACATCCACTCTTTCACCTGCTGCTACATCGATATTATCCGATACGCCAATTAATTTATCAGTAGCAGCTGCACTATGCACAGCGTAATCATCCGTAGAACCGAACTTGACGATGCGATGCTTCGTTACAGCCGTTTCGGCGATAAAACTTTTCGCCATCAATAAATCGTTCATTTTATATTCTCCTATTATTTTAACTTTTAACTTTTAACTTTTAACTTTCTCCTCTCTTCACCCTATTCACCGCTTCCGTGTACGAAATCCTATGCCCGAGTTTTGCTTCTTTTTCAACCAACGTTCTCGCTGCATTAGCTACTGCCCTCATATCATCGTCATCATTTGCTCCGGTGAAATTCATTCCTTTAGGCATCGTACTTTTCTTCGCATCCAATTTTGCTTTCGTATCGTCGTAATTCTTCAATGCAGAATTCAGCCATACATCCTTATCTGCTGGAAGTATCTTGCCATCAGCAATAGCTTGATTTACAAGTGCATCCGCTTTCTCATTATAGCGAGTTGCGTTCACTTTTTTAAGCTCATCGATTTCTTCTTTTAATTTGTCAACTTCGGCTTCAACATCGGTTGGCGGTGTAGTCCCTTCTTCTTTCTTCTTAGCTTCCAGATATACATCTAGAATTTCACGAAACGTCTTGCCTTTCAATTCTTCCGTATCGAGTAATGTTTGCAAATCCTCGATAGTCGCTCCTTCGGCTAAACCGAAAAAGTCTAAAATAAATTGTGGTAACATTTGTCCCTCTTGATTAATTATTTTTTTTCCATTTTTTATATTTCTTTGTATCGCATTGCCAATGTGGTCTATCTCTTTATCGAAGTAAGGACGATTGACAATTCCTATAGATAGTAACATAGCACCACCTTCGGCTCCTTTCTTATCCACGGTGGATAATTGAAATACCGGCGATAAATAGCGATATTCTTTTTTATTAATTTTCTCTTGAGCCGCTTCGGTGAACGTTGGAAATTCGATATACAGTCCGTCTTCTCGTGCTTCTAATGATTGTCGCGATGACCAGCCAGCTGCTTTTGCTCCCATATCCCAATTGCTTTCGTGACCGTAATCTATTAAAATGTCAGTGCCTGCATTCTTGCCATTGGTTACCATCTCGGTAATTTCTTTCTCAGTAATTACGAAAGGTCCTTGATGATGATTAGGGAATGAACCGATAGGAACTATCTTCAACATTTTATCGGTGCCATTGGCATTGGCTATTGCCTCCGATATATCAATCGTATTGAAATATAACGTCGGCTCTTTCTTGTCCTTACCGAATAACGAATTAAAAAATCTTTTCATGCTCAACCTTTTTTTTATTTATTCCCCTCTCTTTTTAAGAGAGGGGTCGGGGGTGAGTTCCCTCATCCCACGATGCAAAAGTAATTCATAAATTTTCCTTGTCAAATAAAATCAGTGCTAAATGTATATTTAGCATTAAAGTGTTTTTCAAATAATATCAAATGTTTTATGTTGCGAGCATCAATTATGGAGTTGTTCCATGGCATCAAAGAAAAAAGTAACGAAGAAGAAAATAATCAGACAGCGATACACGGCAGAGACAAAAGCCGAATCAAGAAAATTATTCGTCGAGCAAAATATGAGCTTCATCCAAATTTCTGAATTATTCCAAGGCAGACCTACGCATCAGATTATTGCACTTTGGGCGAAAAAAGGAAATTGGAAGAAAGAACGCCAAGACTACGAACAACGCTACTATGAGAAGATATCGCCGAATGTAGTCGCTCAAAATCTATATGAAAAAATCGCGGTGATATTAGCGAGGAAAAACTTCAGCTCTAAAGATGCGGATGCTCTGGCGAAGCTTCACAAAACACTCGGAGTTATAATTAATCCTTCGTATCAGCTTCCGATAATGTATCAAGTTTTAAAAGAATACATCGATTTTATGAAGCGAAATTATCCGAAGCTCATCACCGATGAATTAATTAATTCCATTCGTCATTTCAAGAACGAACTCCGCGAACGGTTAACCAAGGGAGGAATGAATGTCTTATCAAAATAATTATTCTTTGTCATTCCCGCGATCTCTTAGCGGAAATCCATTTTTACAAATAGAAAGTCGCTTCGCGACATCGTCCAAAACCCTTCCATTTTTGCGTACATTAAAAGAAAATAAAAAATTGGTATCTGAATGCAACCTTATCAATTAAAATCATTAGACAGCGAATTCGAGCAATTTCTCGATTCCGTAAAACTCGAGCATACCAAGACCGAATTATCCCCGGCTCAGAGAAAAAAAAGACGCGCTCTAGCCGATGATGACGACCTTAAATTTTGCGAAATATATTTCCCGAATATCTGCCATCAACCTTTTAATAGATTGCATAAACACGTAGCCCAATTACAGCATGGCAATTATACTATATCCGGTGCTAGGCTCATTGGCAAATCTGCATTCACGTATTTAGCGAAGGCAATTAAAATTCTTGCCCTCGGTAATGCGGGTATAGTAAATATAACGCTTCGCACTCAAGAGCAAGCTCGCGAACGAACCGCCGCTCTAGTCCGCATCATGCGAAGGAACAAAAGATTAATGTACGACTATGCTATAAATATTCAGCAAGATTTGAAAGGTCATTATATAATTAACAATACTCACTTCGTCGCTACCTCTGTTCGCACTGGATTGCGAGGAATTCTAGACGATGACTTCAAACGCTTTGATATCTCTATCAACGACGACCTCTATAATAGAGATAGCGTCAACTCCGAAGAGGATAATCAGAAAGTAGCCGATTTCATTATGTCTGAAATCTACGGTCAAATGGAAGATGGCGGGCTATGTATAACGATGGGTAACCAAATCACCGAGACTTGCCCCATCAATAAAATTAAAGATGAATATCCGGATAATCATTATTCTATGCCCGCACTCGACGAGAAGGATGAAACCACTTGGCAAGAATCTAAAATTCATACTACTGAATACTGGCATAGCAAGCGCAAGAATATTCCCTTCGATGTATGGAATGGCGAATATATGGACTCGCCATTAAGAAAAGGCGATGTCTTTAATATCGAATGGCTGCGAACCATAAATGTTAATAAAATTAAAATCATTACTTCCATCTCCGCAATAGACCCGAGCTTTGGCTCATCCCCATCGGCATGCGACAAAGGCATCGCTACGCTTGGCATCACCGATGACAAGAAAATTGTTTGTCAAGATATTTATTTACGCAAGGAAGATTATTCTAATGTATTCGATTATGTCGAGCAATTAAGAGTATCTATTCCTTATTGGAAAATTCTATTATTCGAAAATGACTTTAATCAGTGGTTTATCGCCAAGCCTTATTATGATGCATGGACTGAACGAAGGAAAAAATATCTACCCATCCAAGTCTATTCATCCAAACAATTGAAGAGCGAATTTTATGGCACTAATAAAGAAGGCAGGATAATGAACCTAGTCCATCCACACCAGACTGGCTCCTTCTATTACAGCGACGAAGTCGTTCGTACTGCGGACTATAAAAATTATCGCGCTCAATATTTATCCTTCGGAGCCAATCGAGGCAAAAAAGATAATACCCAATATTTAGCATTAAGAAAATCTAAAGGTAAGCTCGATGGACTCGATGCTATGGCGACCGCATTCATTATGCTTAAAAGCTACATCGAGCAAGGAAATTTCAAACCATTAAATCATAGAAAATTCAGAAGAAAATTAATATTCAGATAAAATAAATATTGTCATTCCCGCAATCTTCAAGCGGGAATCCATAAACAATTTTCACGGAGAAAAAAAATGTTAAACATCAACAAAACACTCGGAATAACGAAAGTAAAATTCACGCCCCAGTTTTACAAAAAGGTAATTGAGCGTTATAGATATGGTTATATGCGCGAAATTACTGCTTTATTCGAGCAGGCAGAAACAGACAGCTATGTCATCGGTACCAAGAATGGTCGCATCGCTGGTTTTCAACGCGACTGGCGAATTAGTCCTTTCTCCGAATCTTCAATAGATAAATCCATCGCCACATTCGCCGAATCCGTATTTCTTAATTTGAATATGCGAAGATTATTTAGATATATTTTCGATGCGAAAATGAAATCTTTTTCCGTAATTGAATTAACATGGCAAATAAAAGACCAACAACGCGTAGTTACTAATATAAAAAAAATTGATCAGAAATATTTCCGCATTGATAAAGATGACGATGATAAAATAAAAATAGATAACAGCGGTAAATTTATCGAAATATCAGAGGAAGAGGCACTCGTCTGCCAGAATGATGAGCTTCCTATTCTCATTGGTGTGCTTCGCGATTATATCTTAAAAGAATTCGGATTAGAATCTTGGGCTAGCTTTATCGAAATATTCGGCGAAGCATTTGTCTTTGGTAAATATCCATCTGGTGCCGATGAAAATTTTAAAAAATCATTAGAAGAAGGAATCAATGCAATAGCAGCTTCTACGAAGGGAATTATTCCCGATGGTACAGAGGTGCAAATTATAGAATCGGGCAGGTCTACCGGTGACCAGCAGGCTTTTATTAAAAATGCGAACCTCGGCATCGCTATTACTATCCTCGGACATGCTAATGCCGCTGAAGATTCAGCGGGATTAAAAGTAGGTGATAATCAAAGCTCCTTCCGCGCTCGCAGAGAATTGACTATCGATGACATTCTATTCATAGAGGAATATGTTACCGTATTGATGAAGCTCATTATATCGCAAAATTTCAATACAAAAAATTTCCCGGTATTCAGCATCGATAAATCCGAACCCATCAACGTAACCGAACGATTGCAAATATTATCCCAAGCGTATGAGCAGGGTTATAAAATTAATCCCGATGAATATGCGAAGCTGGGACTGTATAAATATCCCGACCAAGAACCTTTAATAAAAGAATTCGGAGGATTCCTAGACTAATGGCACTAAACACTCAAGCACAACGATTAGCACGCGAAGCTATATTCACCCGAGCAGAGCTAGCTATTATTCGTATCATCAAGAAAAGAACTCGCGAAGGTAAAGATGTAGAGGGAAGAAGCTTCAAGCCATATTCCGAGGGCTATCGTAGAATTAGACAAAGAGCGGGTAGACCAACAACACCAGTCGACTTAAATTTTTCCAATGCCGGTGGGATGCTCGATAGCATCGAGGGCTTCATCCCTTCGACGCTCGATAAAGTTTCTATCGAATTTAACCGACCAGATAAAGAACTATTAGCTTACTATCATAATATATCCGGTGCGGGTAAAGGGAAGGTCATCCGAGAATTTTTCGCGCTCAGCGATGACGAATCCGAACAAGTCTTTAAGAATGTAGAGGAGCTCGCTCTAGACCTCGGCAGTAATATCACCGAGGATGAATTAACTAACGTCCTAAAAAAATTAAAAAATAATACAAACACAAATGTCAAACTTTCATAATTTTTTATTTTGTCATTCTGAGCGAAGCGAAGAATCTCTTCTTTTCGTTTCACATTTGACATTTCACATTTCACAATAATTATTGAGGTAACAATGTTAATATCAATTGAATATGTCCAAGAACATTTTCCCAAATGGGACAAATTCTTTTTCGATGATTCCGACGAAGTCAACGAAGATGTACTAGCGGCTGAAATAGAAATCGCCGAAGCGAAGCTTCTCGAATATGTCTATGTAACAGCCGAGACCATCACCGAGGCATTGAAAGTGCATCTACTGAATATTGTCGCATACCGTGGCTTCACTTGCAAGCACGGCGATACCGAATTTGAAAACGAACCACAAATAATTAAAGATTACAACGCTACTATTGCGATGCTCGAAAAATACAAATCTGGCGAAGCATCCGTCAATCCCAATGATATCAACGATGCCAACGATGTAATAATAACAGCCAAGCGCCGTCGATTTAATCGATGGTTTAATTAATTAATTTTGTCATTCTGAGCGAAGCGAAGAATCTTTTCGTTTCACGTTTGACATTTCACATTTCACATTGAAAGAGGTAACAATGTACAACTTAACACTCGGTTTAATCGAACATATCAAAGCGACAAAGGATTTATCCAAAGAAAAATTCCAAGTCAAATTCAAAACGGTAAAAATTTATAGCGGTGAAATTCAGCTAGATGGAATAAAAGAAACAATCGAGCATCCATCGGCATTAATTAATTTCGTCGATGGCACTACGCATAACTCCGGTGGTGGCGGTGGACTGGATATTCTAATCACTACCGAAAACGTCGGCTTCGATCGTGATGACAACTATTCCGAAGGGCTACTCATCGCATCGGATTTATTACAATACCTCGACCGCAACGCCAGCTATGAATATAACCAACAAAACTATCTCATCGAGCAAAAAGAGCCACCGCCAACGGTGCGAACATTACTCATCAATCGTAGATATATTATGTTGGCTATCAAGCTAATGGTCCATCCACTCGACTTCAAACCTTAATTATGTCATTGCGAGGAGCGAAGCGACGTGGCAATCTCAATCTGTCATTCCCGCAATCTTCAAGCGGGAATCCATTTAACGAACAGCGAAGGGCGAAAAGCGAACTGCGAAGTAATCTCAATCTGTCATTCCCGCAATCCTTAAGCGGGAATCCATTAGCGAAAAGCGAACTGCGAAGCAATCTCAATCTGTCATTCCCGCAATCCTTAAGCGGGAATCCATAAATAAAAAAGGCGAGCACCCGCTCCTTAATAATTATCCATAAATTTTAATGTGACACGGTGGCAAAATTCTAAAGTAAATTATTAAATAAATTCTGTAATTATTTTAATTTCCGCTATTTCCTATTTTATAAAATTTTAGGTTTTCTTCCGCCTTCTCTCGCTTCTCTTTTTCTTCCTTAATAATAATTTCTCGCCTGACAATAACTTCATTTAATGATGCTATTTTTGTTCTTAATTCTTTAATAGTAGCATTTAATTCTTTAATTGTTTCGTTTAATATTTTTTTATCTTCTCGCTGTTCATCCAGCCATCGTTCCAATCTAATTATTGTTTTATCTCTTTCGTTATTTTGATTATTAATATTAGAATAATCAGAATGTTTAATTTCTTTTTGTAATACTTCTTCTTCATTCATTTCTACCCCGAGCGCTTTTAGTTTAACAATTATTTTTTCGGTTAAGGGCTTACCCTGAATATAAGGATAGAGAGCTTGACGACTTATCCCGAGTTGCTTCGCCATCTCTTTTACCGAACCAAATTTAATTTTAGCCATTGAATATAATTCATTCTTTTCACCATTGTCAAAATATTTTTCTCTTGGCTCCGCTATTTTATTATTCTCTAAATCTTTTTGCAATTGATATTCATGAGGAATATAAGCAGTCTCTTCGCTATCCGCTACTAACCACTCTATATTACATCCTAGCTTTAATATCTTTGCTAATGATCTAGCACCAGGTAAAGCTTGACCGTTGATATAAGTATATAATGTTGGAAGTTTTATTTCTAATGCCTCGGCAAATTTATGCATCGTCTTAAATTTTCTATAACCGAAATTTTTTAACCGCTGCCCCATGTACACTTCTATATATTTTATCGGCTCATAATTTATTGGTCCCTCTTTTATTTTCGCTTCTGGTACATTATCTACCGATACTTCGTCATCTAGCAACCAATTAAGTTCACATCCTATATACTGTAAAATTTTTAATAAATGAAATCCAGGCAAACTATTTTCATTGAAGTATATATATATGTGAGGTTCCCTTATCTTAAGTATTTCCGAAAGCTTAGCATGCGAAGGATAATTTAATTCGGCAAATGCTCTTAATTTTTTACCTATTTTAGCCATTCTACAATAAAAAAAAATTTTACAAAAAAATTAAAAAAAACTTGACAAAAGCAATATTATTATGTATGTTTTACCCAACAAAATTTATTTATACATAATATATTGTAGGAATAATTATGAACACAATAAAAAAAATTGACGCCGACCTTCTGAACAAAGCCGAGATAGCACGACGTATGGGTGTAACCCCGCACTATGTAAGACTTTTATTCGCTGGGGAACGGACAAACAAAAAACGCATCGCACAAATTAATTCTATCGTGAAAAAATTATTGAAGGCAGCATGATGAACATCTTTAATAGAAAGAAAAATAACGGTGGGGAGAAGACGAATAAAAATAATCATCAGACAAAAATATTTTCGCAACAAATAAATCGTCATGTAGTTTTATTCGAGCTCGACATCTACATTGTCGAGAAGGCAATCCCCGCCCATCCCTATGCTGTCTTTTACAGAAACTAAACAATAATAAAATTACAAAATGAAAAATCAAATAACAAATAAAAAATTCTGTCATTCTGATCGAAGCGAAGAATCTTGTTTGTCATTCCCGCATGCTTTGAGCGGGAATCCATTTTTGCAAAAAGCGAAAACAATTATTCATAATTCATAATTAATAATTAATTAGAGGGCTGTATGAACAAATTAACAAAAGAACAAAGAGTAAAAAGATTTTCAGAATTAGTAGAAAATCTAAGGAAGCATGAACTTGAAGTCGCCAAATGTATCAAAGAAATATTCGATGATGAATTATATCTAGATGTTGGCTGTAATGATAAGCGAACATGCATCGAAGCTATCAGCTGCACACGTGATTTTGAAACAGCGATGAAATATTACCGACATGCGAATTGGAATGCATCATTAAAAACATTCTCAACAATATTTAGTGAATTTAATAATTAAACCATAATAATTAAATCGAGGAAAATATGGAAAATTCAGCAGCAGTAAAAAACGAAACAAATTTGGAAGTAGTAAAAAAAGAAAATGAAACACCTATCCTAACCGATTATAAAATATTCTGTCCCGACGAGGATAAGGAAATTACGGTTACGGTAAAGATGCAAGAAGATGCAGAGAAACTTATTCATATCCAAAAGAATCAATTGTTACGTATGGCTTCGATAATAAAATATGTATTCGATAATTATATCTATTTAGCGATGGGATGCTCTACTAAACAAGAATATGCTGAAAAATATTGGGGTGTTAGTTTACGGTCTGCTTATCGTTATTATGATCTAGCTAATAAAGTAGAAGAAAAATACGGATTTGCTTTAGACCTTAGCAAATTAGAGGTTCATAATGAAACTGATTTTTTTGCACCAGTACAAAAATTAAGCATCGGCGAAGTTAAACTCGAAGAATTTGGCTTACGCAAATTATTAAAAATACTCAACCTTCCGAAAGAAGATTTTGACCTTCTAGAAAAGGAAGGTAAAATCATAACCCAAAGCGGCAAGACCTTAACCCTTGACGATATCGTAAATCAAAAAACTTCTGATATAGAAAAAGAATTTGCAAAAGAGCGTCGCGCATTGAAGCGTTCCAACAAGGAGTGGCAAGATAAGCTTCATCGTAACCAAGAAGAGTTAAGCTTCGCTAAGGAAGAAAAGAAAGCTCTCACAAAAGAGATAGAACGGCTGAACACACGTGTAATGGAGATAATGGAAATAGAGAAGCTCTACTGCACCGCATCTTTATTCGAGCAGAAGCTTCGCTACTTAAAAGAAGTAAAAGAAAAATTTGACGATGCTATCTATGTACTATATAATGCTGGTATTTTGCCCGAAGACCATGAGAAATTGCAACGCGAATTACTCGAGCTCATCGGACACATGAACCGAGGAATCTCTCGCGTTATGGATGTTTATCCGGATGTCATCCCATTGGCACTCGCATGGGAAATAGATGTCTGCGGTGGTAATCCAGGCTGGAGCATGAATTTAGAAGAACGTGAACGAACTGCTTACGTTCTTGCGCAAAACAAAGAAATAAAAAAAGAAGCGCAAAAAAAAGCCAGACAAAACAAAAACAAAATAAATAACGAAAATGAAGAAACAGAATAAATCTTTTTTGTCATTCCCGCACGCTTTTAGCGGGAATCCATTTCGCAAAAAGCGAATAACGAAAAGCGAATTGCGAATCAACTGGGGCTGCCTATTAATAATAATTATTACACTAGCACTATTCTACTTATGGCTATGCGGAGTGCTATGGGTCGCCCGATTAATATTATCACTTTTAACTTTTAACTTTTAACTTGATAACTAAAAATCAAATACGAGCCGTTCGCACACTTGCCAGTCGCGTATTTCCAAGCGATGACGACTATCGCTCTATGCTCGGTACTATTGGAGTTGAAAGCACGAGGCAACTATCATTCGAGCAAGCGAAGGGCATCATCGCCCAACTATCCAAGCGAGTAGGTACTAATCCCTGTCATTCTGAGCGAAGCGAAGAATCTCACCCTAAAAAATATTACGGTACGGGCAAACGCGGAAGCCAACGCCACCTTACCGCATCTCAAGCGGAGCGTATCGGAATATTAGCCGATGCACTCGGCTGGGATGATGCTCGGCTGCACGGCTTCCTTAAAAAGCAATTGAATAAAAATACTGCGGTACAAATGCTGATGAATTTTGAAGCGGTTAAAGTCATCGTCGGACTTGAAAGAATCCTCGCCGATGGCAACCGCAAATATTATTTACAATTAAATAAAATGAATAATCAACAATTAAAAAGCCAATGGCTAATGGCTAATGGCGAATAGTGAGAGGATTATGTTTGATTACCAACTCATCAATGCCGAGCTAGCGGGTGCGAATAAGGGAGAGCGAGAAGCGATTATTCAACGATACGTTAAGCTGCTGAAGGTGAGCAAGGGTACCATTTACAGACGACTTCGGAAATTATACGGAAAGAAAAAAGACGTGAAACGCGAATGCAAAATATCGGAAAGCATCGTTAAAGAAATCGCTAAGACAAAAATTAAAACAATAAAAATTGGTATTGGCGAGCGAGAAATAGCTACCGAACAATGCTTAAAACTTTTAAACGAACAGGGCATCGCCGTGAACGACTTAAATATTTCTACGATTAATCGTCATCTTGTTAAACTTGGCTTTAGACAGAAAGCTCCTATCGTTAGAGTAGAAGCGCAATATTCTAATCAGCAACACCAGCTTGATTTTTCACGTTCAAAATATTTTCAAATCGCCGGTATAGATAGCGATGGCGAATTCCTATTAAGAGCATCGGGCAAGAATTTATTCTATAAGGAATATGAGCATAAATTACGTACATGGGTAGTCGGCATCACCGATGCCTATTCGCGTATATCTCTAGCCCGCGCCTATGCCGCTACTGGCGAGTCTGCCATCGTCGGAATTGATTTCTTGAACTTCGTATATAATCGCCCAGACGATGCTCATCCCTTTAAATATATTCCTGATATTCTCAAGACCGATAACGGCTCCTTCGCTAAAACCAAAGCAGTAAAAGAGATGCTGAAAGCACTCGACATAAAAATAGAATTATCTAAACCTTACGGGCATCACGGAATCCAAAAGCAAGAAGCGGCGTTTAAAAATATCTGGCGAAAATTCGAAATACCGCTATACCTTCGGGTCGGCGAGGGTAATACTATAACGCTTAACGAATATAACGAGGAGCTCCATCATTTTATGGTCGCGATGCTAGAGGCACAGCATCCCACTAAACAAGGTACTCGCTTACATTATTATAGAGCATCGTTGGCTGGTCATCAGCCACGCGAAATTGCCACCGATTTAAGAGAGGTCGCTTTCGTAGTTATAGAGCGTAAGGTTCGCCAAGATTTAACGGTGCAAATCAATAATGAAAAATTCGAATGCCCGGCATTCGCGATGGATAAAAAAATACGAATATATAAAAATTTATCGGGTGAATATATCGGCGAGCTTATAGATGAATTCCGAAAGCCATTCATACTAAAGCACACCAAGGGCTATGTAGAGCTCGGCGACTTCGAACATCGTCAGCCCGCTACTTACAGGCAACAACTCGAACGTGAAATCAAGCAAGAAGAAAAAGAAAATAAAATTAATTATATACAACGGGAGGCAGTAACAGTGAAAGCGAAAACACCTTTTAATAAGAAAAAAGAAGAACATATATTCGGCTCGAAGTATGCTGCTAAAGTTTATATCGGTCAAATGCTCGGAAGGGCTCAGACCTATCAAGACTATGCGTATATATTCGATGAGATGCTCGACGATGAAGGTGGGCTGAATAAAGCTAACATTGATGCAGTATTATTTGAAATAAAAAGGCAAGTAGCCATCGGCTAATATTACTCGATGTCATTCCCGCAGTTTTAAGCGGGAAACCATAATATAATATTAACCCACGACTTTAGTCGTGGGACTAAAATAAAATATAATTATATAACCAATTCATTGGTTTATGAACGAAATCGAAAGAAAAATATTTCAACGAATACTGAAACTCGGAAGTTACGAGCATCCGGTTACATCGGCTCATATCACAACGCTTAATATATCCAAGCGTCAGCTGGCTGCTTTCGTTAGAGATTTCAATCGCAAATATCGAGGCATATATATGATAGGCAGCACCGATAGGGGCTATTACATACCGAGGGATGAAGACGAAGCATTAGCTACTATTAAACATTATTCCAAACGGATTATGACGATGCTAAAAGAAAGGCATATTATGAAAGATTCCGCATTTGAAATATTCAGCGATGTGCAATTGAAATTATTCGATAACTATAATTGATAATTCATAATTCATAATTTATAATTAAAACCGGAGGCAATCATGGACACAAGGGAGTGTGAATTGTTACAAGAAGCGAGGAAAAAATTTCCGAATGCAGAGAACGATATCGTAGCAATAGACAATTATGCTCGTGAAACTTACGACACGTTAAAAGAATTATTCGGTAGTAAGGATTATGGTGCTAGAGTAAAATTCTACAGCGAACTCAAAGCACTAAGAGAAGAATTGATTAATGAACAATACGCTGTAGTATAACTAATTGTCATTCCCGCATGCTTTAAGCGGGAATCTATTTTATTAATTATGGAGAAAATTTTATGTCAAAAAAAAGTGATGTCCAAATTTTGAGCGACTACAACGCGGTGGATAAGCATCTATTTGAAATAGGATGTAACGAAAGCTTCATCGCTAAGAAAGAAGCTCAAATGAATGAGCAAATGCAAAAGCTCAAGGAACGATTCAATGAAGAGACGCAAGATGCACGCGCTAAAGTAAAAGTTCTATCCGAAGAAGTCGAAACTTTTTGTCTGCTGCACAAAGCAGATTTTGACAAAAAACGCACGCGCAATCTAACGCATGGAGTTATCGGCTTCCGAACCGCTACACCGAAGGTTGCTTTACTTAACCGAAAGTACAATTGGAATACTGTTCTAGAATTAGTCAAAAAAGTATTCGATGGTAAGTACGTTCGTCGGAAGGAAGAAGTCAATAAGGATGAGCTTCTATCGGATGTATCGCAAAAAGTTTTATCCGATGAGCAGCTAGCTGCTATCGGAATGAAAGTAGACCAGGACGAGAAATTTATGTATGAAATCGATTGGGAGAAAATAGACGTGGAACGAGCCGCGTAGTCGACCCGCCCCAACTCCCCTCTCTTTTTAAGAGAGGGGACGGGGTGGTATTTAACTTTTAATGAGGTTCTAATGATCTTAACCTTTAAAAAACAATTTAATAAAGCAATAATAGACGGGACAAAGATACATACTATCCGAGCTGGCGAACGATGGCGTCCTGGATTGGACATCCAATTTTATAATGACGCGAGAACAAAATCTATGAAGAAATTTACCGATGATAAAAAATGTATCGCTGTGCAAAAAATTATTCTTTATCGTTCGGAAAATATTCCTGGCTTTCAATGGATAACTATTGATGGGAAAGAATTATCGCCATCGATGTTATATACATTATGCAAGAATGATGGTTTTAAATATGTAAATACATTCTTCGAATTTTTCTTTGATTCGCGAGAATATACCTTTTTCGAAGGACAATTAATTCACTGGACTAATTATCTATATTAAAGCGAACCGCGAAAAGCGAGAAGCAAATAGCCAATTAAACGAGGTAACCATGCGAAGAACCATTCAAAAAAGTTTATTAAAACACTTCGGACTATCCGAAATGAAAATGTTCTGGAATCCGACCTGCGAAAATTTCAAAGCAGATATTGTCGATGCCATCGAACAAAACCAAATGCTAAGTATCGCTGGTGCTGTAGGCACCGGCAAATCAATTTTATTCAACTCATCCATCGCTGGAATGGATGACATAATATTTGTTTATGTCAGAAATTATTTTAAAGAAAAGCTGAACATCGCTGGAATAATGAACGCCATGATATATGATTTATCCGATGAACCGCCACGCCGTGACTTAGAGGCAAGAAGCCGACAATTAATAAAAATCATCGGTCGCCGACATGTAACGGATAAAATGAAAATATGTCTAATAATTGAGGAAGCGCATCGCATACACGCTAATACATTGCGAGCATTAAAAGAAATTCGTGAGTCGTCGTTCGCAGGTATATCGCCGTTATTCTCCGTTGTATTAATTGGTCATCAGGAATTAACCGCTAAGCTCGAAAGTAGAAAGGAAGCATACTGGCGAAGTCAACGCCTCGAGCTCGATGAGTCTAACGGATGGATGACGCTTAAAGAAAGAGTGATGTATATCAAGCGTGTATTCGGCGAATCTATCACGCAAAAAGCCAGAGAGCGAATTGCCATCTTACAAAAATCGCCATTGGCTATAGATTTTTATATTGAATCCAAAATGAAAGAAGCGAGGAAAGCCGGTAAGAAATTAATAGATGACGAAGTCGTTCAGCCGACAAATAGAGAGCTTAAGGAAGCATGCGAATATTCATTAAAAGAAATCGCCGCGGAAACGGGACTCGGCAAGTCCACCGTCCACAATGCAATAAATGATGATGAGCATCCCCATGCCGATGCTGTCCGTAAAGCTATTAATAAATTAAATTCACAAAAACTAAAAATGAGTGCTTAAAAGGAGGTAATATGAACTGCGAATGTTTAACAAATACTGAAAAAAAATTATTAGATAATTACAACGCTAATGAAAAGAATAAGAAGAAAGCATTATCTGCTTCTATAGAAAAGGGTTTTATCTTTGGTAAAAAATTACAGACAATAACTTATTCAAATGTTGCCTTTCAATTGGAGGGACAAAAAAAAGAATGTAAATTAAGATTATTTCATTCCTTTTGTCCCTTCTGCGGAATAAAAATAGAACGTGATAATCCAGAAGAAAATAATTCGTAATTCATAATTCACAATTCATAATTGATTATATGCTTTGTCCCAAATGCAAAAATAAAGATTTCACGAAAAGCGACGATGCGAATAAACCGCTGAAAGTTATTCGTACAGAAAATTTTCGTACAGTAACTATTCGCTCAGTCGTTTGCTTGCAATGTGGCTTTAGATTTAAGACCACCGAGCAATATGCTCGTGAATTTCAAATATCACAAACTAAAGAATAATAAATTTTTGCCAATGGCGAATGGCGAATGGCTAACGGCTAATAATTATGGCAGATAACAATATTATAAGAAAATTTCAAAAAGCGATGCTTCAAATACAGAAGCAGCTAAGCTTCAAAGCGAGCTATAAAACTTTTCTGGATAAATTACTATCGGCATTTTCACGCGACCCCGAATTGTTCAAACAGAATTATCCGACAGTAATAAAAAATTTATTCAAAGCAGAATGGCAAAATTTCGATAAAGAATTTATCGGGCAATATGATAAGGTCATAAATATAGTGAACGATTTATATAAGGACCTTGGCGAAGAAGTTAATCGTGATTTAATCAAAATCAAAAATATAGAAAAAGTCAACGAGACGCGACTCGGCAAATTTGAAGACAAAGCCATCGAAGTAATCCAGAAAAAAGTTAGACAAGGATTATTCACTAATCAGAGTGTGGATGAGTTGGCGCAATCGCTTAAAACAAGCGGAGTCGATTTCTACGCTAACACGATTGCACGGACGCAAATTAATGGTTACGCTAGAGAATCTAAAAATGTAAAGGCAAATATAGCTCAAGTCTTTTATTATGAATACGTCGGGCAACGCAGACCAACCACCCGACCTTTTTGTGATGAAATGCTCGGACAAACTTTAAGCATCGATGAAATAAACAGATTGGACAATTCTTTTGTGAGTAAATCCGGAAAAGTTTATAAGCAACTTCAGCCGGTCATCACCTATTGCGGTGGATGGAACTGCATTCATAATTGGGAGCCAGACCCATTTTTTAAACCGAGATAAGAATAAATTGTCATTCCCGCAGTTTCAAGCGGGAATCCATAATAAAAATTTTATGAATAAAATCTATCTACATATAGACAGTGCCTATAATCTAAAAAAGAAGGTCTGGTGCATTCAAATCAAGTGGAATGAGCTATTCATAACCAAGCGCTGCGATGGGCTCGCATGGCGAGTCGTTCTAGCATTATTCAAAATCTTTTTAACAATAATCATAAAAAAAATAACGAGGAGAATCTCGATGCTCTATCTACCTTATAAACGTTATGCCTGCGAATATTGCGGAACATACATAGCAGTAATATATTCGCGGAGAGGTTCATATTTGCCTGTAGAACTAGATAAGAATGGACCTGTATATCGTAATGACGAATTCGATGGCAATAAACATATTTCGCATCTTAAGAATTGTCAGCGAATGCAAAAGAATTGGCAAAAGAAGAAATATGATATAGTCAAATATTTTAAAGGTTTAGAGAAACAATATTCATAAATAATGATGAAACAACAAATAATATGTGAAGGTGAGCGATTGCTTCGCAGCTTAAATTTCTTCGATGAACGAAAACCGCCGAATTGCAATCGTGATAATAACACTATAGAAGATTGGCTCGAATATCTAGGATGGCGGGATGATGGCATGAGCAAAATGATTCTTACATATAATAAAAATAAAGGATATACTAAAAAGAGTAGATAATAATGAACGAAAAGTCTAATGTTCTAAAAACCGCTTATGAGAATATACTGCATCGGAATAATGATAATATAAATATCTCGGTTAATGGAAAGTATTTTCTTGTAAAGAAGACAGAAGGTAATATTAAATTATTGAATGAATTTCTCGGAAAAGCGAGGGTGCAAAATTGTGAACATATATATCCCGATGGTCGCAGTTCCAAGATGGCAGGCTGTGGAATGAATATCTGCATGCTTTGCAATTGGGATGATTATTAAAAGATTTCGCCTCGCGAAGAGCAGTATCTATAACGACCCGCCAAGTAGCTTGCCCACGCAATACGTTGTCGCATAATGCAGCATTATGCAACAACGACTTCTTACTTAACCTGTAACATTATAAAACCGAACCTTTAGCATTCTAAACAGCGTGGGACAAGTTACATAAACGGTTATGTAAACTTGGCTGGTTAAGGAAGGGAGCGCCTCACTAACAACGCCTCGCAAGGAAATAATAATTATAAGATAAGACTGGGGGCTTTGGCTTCGCAAATAGAACTCTATTTTGCAAAACCTACGCCCCGCTATTTAATTGAATTGTTCACTAATAGAAGCGAGACAACATTCGGCTTCCCTATATCTGCACTTCGCTTCGGCGATAAGCCCACCCGCCCTCTTATAGTTGGGGGAAAAGAGTTTTACAAAACCAAACCCTTTCCCCCCATCTCCTCCCCCAATTTATTAAATATGACAAAATGACAAATTATTTAATTAATAAATCGAATTGGATAATAATTTCAAGTAAAAAATAATTTTTACAAATATAAAAATATTTGTAACTTTTTATAAAAAACAATCTATATTTGACATTCCTTTGTTACGCCTTTATTCTTTATTTGTTTCATCCCATTTATGATATTTATATCTATAGCGAGTAAACTATTG